CGCTGGAGCTACTACGACCTAAACGGCTGGATTAGAGAAAACAATACCGGAGGAAAGTGGAAGATAGAAACCCACGATGCCGAAGGCGGATGCTGCCCCGACCATACTCCAGGAATCCCGATATTCCTCACCCAAGAATTACTCGATGAAATGAAGCTCCGGTACTCTACCGAAGATTATTCGCACCAGTTCAAGAATCTAGCGGTAATCCCCGGCGAAGCTCCGTTCCTTCCTAGCTGGCTGCGCTACTACGAACTCTACGAAGGAAATCGTAACGGACTCAAAGCCGCCTACATCCGCCATAATATCTACGGAGGTAAAGCTCTCGGAGATATTCCGGTGTCCATCCTATCGAGAAAGATGGTCGTGGACCCGAATCACAGCGAGTCCTCAGGCCGAGCCAATCACGGCATAGCAGTGGTAGGATTCGACACCGAATCAGGAAATCAGTACTTGCTCGACACTTGGGCCAAGAGCACCAGCTACGATGAACTCGTCGCCAAGGTTTACGACTTCGCGGTGCGCTGGCGGCTCAACGAAGTTTATCTGGAAAAAATAGCGGCCCAGCAACTCTTGCGCTACCCTCTCGAATACCACGGCAAGCGAAAAGGAATTAACCTCGTCCTGCAATACATCAACGCGCCGCGCTCGAAGAACGCCAAAGACGAAAGAATCCGCTCGCTGGAGCCAGTATTCCGAAACTCAAAGTATTGGACCAGAGCCGACCAGAAAGAATTCGAGTCGGAGTACCGCACCTATCCGGCCTCACGCACGCTCGACACCCTCGACACCATGAGTTACGCCAATAACCTGTTCGACTCGGTGCGCTATAAGGATGCCGTCGCCGTGGTTCAGAATTGGAACTCGCGCCGTAAAGCGGCAATGGCACGAAATACTAGTACCGAAGGATAGAATCCGTGCTACATTTCTCGCAGTATGGCCCAGCCTAAAGAAAAAAAGGCCGACTTGGGGCAGCTCGTGAGGCCCGAGGACTTCCGCCGCTCGCTACAAAAGGTAATCGCCATGCGCCCCGAGGAATTTGTATCCGCCGCCGATTTTACCCGCAAGTACTCCGACTCGCTAATTGAAGCAGGCTACCGCACCGGAACCAACGAGCGCGAAGCGATTGAATGTGTTCTCGTAGCCATATCTCACGCCATGTTCGAGAGGGTCTACTAGAGTGGCTTCCGAGCCTATCCCGTTCCGCGAACCCACCGAACGGCCCGATGCCTTTGAACTCGTTGACTGCGACTTTGGCCCCGACACCAATAAAGCCATCGCCGAGTGGCTGCAAGAAGCTCTGACCCTACAAGTCGAATCGCATAAAAACCTACATACCTCACTCATTCCTAAATGGGAGAGACTCTATAATGGACAACCGCTCTCGGAAACCAAATCCTTTCCCTTCCCGAATTGTAGCAACATCGTCGTGCAACTCATCGGAGATCGCGTTGACACCATTACCGCGAGAGTGCTCGGTTATATTTTCGCCACAAACCCGCTATGGCATTTTATGTACCCGGCGCTCACCGACGACGCTAAAACCAGCGAGAAAGAACGCGAAACACTAGAGCAGTTCATGGACACCATGGGCTACGAGCCGACGCAGCTCGACCTCTACCGCATCTACGGCCAGTGGTTCACCGACGGCGCAAAGCTCGGAACCTCCTTCGTCGGTCTTAACTGGAAAGATTCGGTCGAAGCCGTTTCGGTCGGCTACAGCGACAATAAGAAAGCGAAGTTCAAAAAGACCACGATCTATGAAGGGCCTTCGGTAGAAAAGCTATCTCACTGCGACATCACCATGGATGCCGCCGCACACACGATTGAGGATTCTCGCCTGGTCACCAAGAAAGTCCGTCTCAAGAAGTACGACCTCGAAGAGAGAGTATTCGAGGGTTTCTACGATAAGGCGGCAGTGGAAGCGATTATTGATAAGCCCGACCGCCAAGGACCGGAACTCGGCGAAGCGAAGAAACAACGCAAGCAGGGCGTCACTCCCATCCAGTCGAGCGTCAATGCCGAGTGGGACATCTACGAGTGTTACTTCCCATGGATTCATCAGAAGAAAAAGTTTCGCCTGATTTACAGCTACCACCTTTCGACGCGCACGGTGATGCGCAAGATTTTCAACTTCGTTCCGAAAAACGCGACTCCTATTGTTAGAACAAAGCTGGGCTATCGCAATGACGGAGCCTACGGACGAGGCTTCTCGCAGCTACTTGAGAAGTACCAGCAGGAAGCGACCGACGTTCACAACAACCGGATTGATAATTCTACTCTCGCCAACACTCGTTTCTGGAGACTCTCTCCCTCTGCCGTGAATATCGGTAGCCAAATCGAAATCTTTCCTTCAAGCGCCATCACTGCCAACAAGGATGAAGTCGAGCCGTTCCAGATGTCCGACGTGTACACGTCAAGTTTTCAGAATGAAGAATCGGTTATGGCTCTGGCCGATTCGCGGGCGGGTATCGCTCCTGCCGTTGCGGGTGCGGGTGCTGGTGGGGCGGGCAAGGGCAAAGGAAATCCATACACCGCAGCCGGAACCATGGTCGCCACGCAGGAAGGAAATCACCGAACCAATCTGATGACTTCGGACTTCCGCCATGCACACCAGAATCTAGGATCGAAGCTCTGCGACATGTACGCGAAGTTCGGAACCGCCGGTAAAGAGGCCATGTTCGGGCAAGACGCGAAGTACTTGCTCAAGGCGCTTAAGGAATATGCCGAAAATAAATGTCTGATTCCGATTCGCTCGACCTCAGCCTCTATCAACAAGGAAGTCGAAAAGCAGAACGACATGCTAATGGTCGGACTGGTGCAACGACACTACACCGCACAGGCCCAACTGATGCAGGCGATTACGAATCCGATGATTCCGCCTGAAGCGAAAGCGTATTTGACAAAAGTACTAGGCGGAGCCGATAGGCTTATGTATCGAATATTGCGTGACTTCGGTTACGACCAGCCTAACGATTTTGTTCCCGATGCAACGGAATCCTCAAAGCCGCCACAAGGAGCGCCGAATGTCCCGCAAGCCCCAGCAGCCAACCCAGCCGCACTCGTATCTGCAAGGAGCGCCATGGGAGGCGCTGCGGTCCCATCCGGCCCAGACGCGGGAAATGCTCAAGTCCCCGGCATGGGCGGACCTGCTGGAGGACCTGGCGGTGTGGCGCAATAGACAGGTCGTAGCTCTGACTTCGCAGCGTCTCGACCCTCAGGATTTAGGAAAGGTGCAGGGCGTAATCGGATTCATTGACGTGATAACCGGACTGAGCCTATGATTTTAGTTGACAGACTTTCGCGTACATGATTCTATTTAGCCTGCGAAGTACTAGGACGGTAGATTGGCTGACCCAAATGCGACTTGGCCTGGAAAAAAGACGGAAGAAGTAAGGCTCCCGAAGCTCCCTCACAGGAAGCATTGCTCGCGAAGATGGCGGAATTGCTTTCCCCGATTCAAGCATCCATCAAAGAACAAGGCGAACGACTAACCGCTTTTGAAGAAGCCCGCACCAAGAAACCCGAAGTAGTTCCCGGCGACCCCACTTCTGTTTTCGATGATGAGGGTAGGGCTTGGGCCGAACGTCTTGGTCCGCTCGCAGTAGAAACCGTGCTGATGCGAGCGAAGATGGCGCAGAACGAAATCCTTGGTGAGTACTCCGACTGGCAAGAATTCTTCCCGCAAATCAAAGCCGAACTCGCCAACGCTCCGGTTTCGGTCAAGGCCGATGCCGCAGGCTGGGAACGCTACGTCCGCAACGTCGCCGACATGGTAATCGGGCGCGAAGGACGAAAGTCGGGACTCAAGAGGAACAACAATAGTTTCGTGCTAGAAACAGGAGTAGGCGCTGGCGACGCATCGAATGGACCCTCAACTTCGCAGGAAGATAGAGACTGGCTCGATTTTAACGTAAAGACTGCGAAGGGTAAGATTGTCACTCGCCGAGAGTTTTTGAAGCGCATGGGTCAAGACGTATCGGACCCCAAAGTCCTAGCAGCGGTCAAGGAATCCTGGTCCTCTTTGCAGGTCGTTAACTAATGACTCTCACCAACAAAGCATCGCGTGAAGCGGCTGGCAAAATTAACGAGGACGTTGACCTGCACGATAAGCCGAACGGTCAGTACGCCGAAACGATTGCGAGAGGCAGAACGTAAGACTCCCTTCCGGTCAGATTCTCTCTCCCGAAGCACAAATCATGCTGGACAAGTCCATCGTGGCTCGCAATTTCGCTACTCCTGCGTTTGAGGAAATACGCATCAAGAACCTCTCGTTCCGCTATTTCTGGGGAAACTATTCCGGCGCTAACGGAAGGCGCTATCAGCAACTGCGCACGATGGGCTGGACCAACGCCACGCTCGATGATGTGGAGCCGATGGCTGCCGACATCGTTAAAGAACAAGGCTCAATTCGCTACGGCGATCTGATTTTGATGAAGCTGCCGATGGGCAAGTGGATGGAGCGCGAGAAAGCCAAGATTCAAAAAGCGATAAATCTAGGAAAGAGAACCAGGACGCATTTCGCTGAGTCCCCAAATCCCGACGTTCGCAGCGACTCCAATCCGACGCTCGTTGATGCCAAAGACGCATCGGCTGGAGACGGAAAATATCTGACTCACTTTACTCCCACCGAAGCGGAACTCACCGCCAAGATGGGAGTAGACCAAGCAGAAGCCGGAGGAAAATAACATGAGTTTCGCCGTTCCCATTTTGCCGCGCTCGACGGTCAGCGGAAATCAGTGGAGGCAGAATCGAATCATCGAAGAGTCCGGGCAAACATTTCTGCAAGGAACTCCGGTACAGGTTAACGCGACGGACGGAGGCTTGCAGGCGTGGGACGGAACGACCACCACGGCGGGCATCGCTGGCATCTCTTACGAGGCAGCCTCGAACCTTGGCTCTACCGGCTCTGGCGCTCCTGTTCCCCTTTCTCCGTTTACGGGCGTAGGAGCAGTAGCCGGAACCTTCGGCTCGGTTCCTAATGAATCTTCGGCCAAGAACATCGCGCACGGTGCACCACTCAATGATGGACGCTGTGGCCTTAATATCAACGACCTCGACACCGTTTTCTCGGCGGCTTTCGGAACTACCGCCGTGGCAACCACCCCACTCGTTACCGACGTTGGAATCGCTTACGGCATGACCAAGGAAACCGCATCAGGGTACTGGTACGTTGACAAGGCAAAGACGGGCGGCTCAGCGGTTGTTCGAGTCATCGCCCTTGACCCGCGAGTCGTACCGGCGGCTGGCACCCAAGTTTTGTTCGTGTTCTTGCAAGGATCGGAACAGCTCTCAGCTTAACAGGGGAACTTAACCCCGGAGGTACTAACTAATGTGCGCAATGGTTCGCGGGACGTTCGCCCAACTTTTGGCCTCGGGCGTGCACCACAATCTGATTCAGTTCCTCGACTACCAAATGCGCGAGTCGGAATACACGCGCTGGATGAATATCGAGAACTCGGAGCAGGCGTTCGAGGACGAAGTTGAGTTCGCGGGCGTCGGCGTCATGCCCGAGAAGCCCGAAGGATCGGCGATCATCTACGACGATTTGATTCAGGGTGGAACCAAGAGGTACCTGCACTTGTCCTACGGCCTCGGCTCCCGCGCATCGTGGGAGTTAATCGAGGACGACAAGTACGGAGTTATCAAGCAGGCACCAAAAGCCCACTCGCGCTCGGCCATGTTCATCCGAGAGCAGGTAGCGGCTAACGTGTTCAACCTCGGATTCTCTTCGGTTACGACTACCGATGGCGTTTCTCTTTTCAATACCGCCCACCCGTTGCTCGGCGGAGCCAACGCGACCAACGTAGGACCGGGCGTATCGAGCGTAATCACGGCGACCGGAACCTATCCCAACCGCCCGACTCCAGACGTTGACCTGTCGTTTACGGCGGTCGAAACGATGATTACGCAGTTTGAGCGGTTGATTGACGCACAAGGAATACCCATCCGTTTCAAGCCCCGCTGGGTGTTGATCGCCCCGGAAAACAAGTTCATCGCCCGTGAGATTCTAGGAAGCGCAGCCCGACCGTACACGGCGGACAACGAAATGAACGCACTGCTCGGTGAAGATTTGCAGTTCCAAATCTGCCACTACTTCACCGCCGCTGGACCGTGGTTCGTGACCACCGAAAAGGAATCTCATCAACTGAAATTCTTTGACCGCCACCCGATTGATACCGATTACGACGACGATTTCGACACAAGAAGTTCAAAATGTTATCCTTCCAAAG